GGACATGCTAGACCGGCTACCTGAAATTATGGACAAAGAAAAGGTCGCAGGTATCTCTATTAGCCTTATGTTTAACGACCCTCATAAGGGTAAAAAGAAAGACATGATGAAAGAAATGGAAGAAGCAGAAGAAGTAGAAGAGACAGAGGAAGAGGAGGAAGAAGATGATCAAGCGTAAGTTTAGTATCTCTGAGCAAGCAGGCACACCCGTAGCTATCGCAGCAGCAAGCGGCGGGGGTACAACACTGTTTACCCAAACAACACACGAAACAACTAACGCACAAGCGCTAGTGGCCAAAACTGTTGGCACGGTGGGCATGGCTGCCGCTGCAGACATTAAAAGCTATAACGGCCCCGTAGACATTACGTTAACCTTTAGCAGCGTTGGAACAACAGGTGTTGTTTACAGTGTGTTTGTTGGCGCAGATGGAACAAACTTTGATGTTAAAGCGACTGGCAACGTTACGGCTAACGAAACAATCGTGGTCGAGGATGTTAAAGCACCTTACGTTGGAGTGTATGCACAAAAAATAGGAACAGGGACTGGATCTGCTATTTGCACTGTTTCTGGTGTGCGAGAAATCTATCGCAATGAAATGATTGAGCGCAGCTAAATGCCTTACCGCATTGTTAAGTCTAAAGACAAAGACGGCAAAGCTATGTACTGCGCCCACAAAGAAGGCGTAGATGCACCCAAAGCATGCAGCAACTCTAAAAAGAACATACGCATGTATGTTGCGTTCGCCCTCAAAGGTGACAAGAAAAAGGGAAAGTCTAAATGAGCGACACCACAGAAATCATTCCAGCAGAATACACCATTGATGATGCTTGCGTGTCAGGTAACGTGTTTGCCAAACAAGCCGTTGAAGGAATCATTGCTGACGTTCTATGCCAGGTTAAGATGTCTGTTGACGTGGCCTTAGGGCTGCACGGAGACGCGCACAAACTAAGCCAGGTAGACAACATCAAAGCAACCTTTGGCATTGCGCGAGCCGAAGTAGGCGGCTGTCTAGATATGCTTAAGCACTACTCTAACGCTTCTTTAACGCCAAAGCACCGCTATGCGCGAGCTTGTATGTTTCATTTTGCGGCTGTGCTCGATGACTCTGCAGAAGATGTGTCAAAAGTTAAAGGTGCAACGTCTAAGCATCTAGCTGAATTCGGACGCAACCTTGTCGAGTTTATGACAAACCTGCATATGATTATGGCTGACAGCACATCCGACAAAAAACGTGTGGCGCTTGTTGCTTCTTATACAGGCAAGGTGCCAGGGGCTAATGGGGAAATCCTACACTGATGGCAAAGTTACCACCTAAAGTAGCTAAAGAGATCCGCAAGTGCGCTACGGACTTTGACTACTTTTGCCGCAAGTACCTCAAGATTGTGGATAAAGGTGGGCGTGTCGTTAACCTCAAGGCTAACAGGGCGCAGCGCGACTTCTTAGAGGCTGACGCCAAGAACCCATGGGTGTACGTGCTTAAGGGTAGGAAGAGGGGCCTGACGACCATTATCGCGGCCTTAAACTTTCACTCCACTCTGTTTACGCCATATCACTACACGCTAGTGCTGGCGCACACAGAAAACGCAGCTAAGTCTATATTCCGTATATACAGCCGGTTCTATGAGAATTTGCCTGCTTTCCTTAAGTTTCCGGTCAAGCTGCAAAACAAACACGAGCTTGAGTTCGAGCATGGTGGCTACATTTGTGCAGCAACTGCAGGCTCTGACTCTGCTCGAGGCGGTACTTACCAAGCCATCCATTGCTCTGAGTTTGCGATGTATGAAAACATCGAAGCTCTTATTGCGTCTGCTCTTAACACCGCAGGTGAGAACCCGCGTGTTACACTAGAAACTACAGCTAATGGTTTGAATGATGCGCATAGGATTTGGACAAACCCTGGTGGTTTTGAAAAGCTCTTTATTAGCTGGTTTGACGACGAAAATGCCCTATCTAAAAAGAAACCCGAATGGGTTCCGAAAGAGATTGCAGATCTCGCTACAACGTATGGGCTTACGCAAAAACAAATTAATTGGGCATCCGATACGTATCTCACGAGATGCGCGGCTAACTGGAACACGTTCCTTCAAGAGTACCCGCCAGAAGCACATCTTGCCTTCATATCATCTGGTAAACGCTTCTTTAATCATGCGTATGCGCACGCAAAGCCACAGCCAGGGTATCGAAGATACCAAGAGCCATTAAGGTACAGAGCATATGTTATGGGCGTCGATACGGCGTCAGGCTCAGAGCATGGCGACTATTCTGCTTGGTGCCTACTTGATTGCACAAACAAGAAAAAACCAGAAATAGTTTCCACGTTTTACCAAAAGGTGGCACCATCGGAGTTTGCGCAAAAGGTCAAAGAAGAGGCTGAAGCGTTTAACGCAATGGTTTGCGTAGAGTCAAACTCCTACGGTCTTTCGATTATTGAGTACCTTGTTAACATGGAATACGTTAACTTGTACCGCCGTGTTAAGTACGACGCAGCTACTAACAGGTATTCGCACAACATAGGGTTTGCTACTACTTCGTCTACGCGATCTATCTTGATGGCTAGGATTCAAGAGTACATAAGCCGTAAATGGCTCAACCCAATTGACACAACCTTGCAGGCAGAAATGAACACGTTTGTGTTTAACAAATCAGGTAAGCCTACGGCAGAGGTTGGGAAGCATGATGACTTGGTAATGGCTACAGCGCTTGCGTTAGTAGCGTTTGACCAGGTAGATGCTGAGCAAGAAATCAAACAACGTAAAGCTCCTGCAAACGTAGAGGAGATGTTGCGGTTTGAAATGCAGACAGGAAAGCTTTATCGCAATGCTAAAAGCATGTTTGGCGATGAAGACATACTGTCTAAGCCAATAGCAGAAGCACCAATGGGTAGCTTCAAGAGACATTAACCCCGCCTGCTAGGCGTAAAAGGAGCAACAATGAGTTATTTGGATTCAGAATCCCTGGAAAAAGTAGGTGACATGCTTTCTGAAGGCACCCCTATGGAAGTCCATGAAGAAACTGTACAAGAGTCTTCGCCTGAGGTTAGCGAAGTAAAAGAAGAGCCACAGCAAAGCGACGAAGTAAAAGAAGAGCCTGAGGTAGTTGTTTCTCCAGCAACCGAGACGCAACAAACAGACTCTAAGCCATCTGAAAGCGAAGGCATGTCCGATAGTGGAGATGTGGCAGAAGGATCGCACAGAGTCCCATACAACAGGTTTCGACAAGTAATTGATGCAAGAAATCAATTACGAAACGAAAGAGATGTCTTAGCACAGCAAATTCAAGATTTGACTGGGCACATGAGGTCTTTACAAGAGGCCCAATCTCAACCGCCACAGCAGGCACAACCTCAGCAGCAAGTGCGTCAAGCCGCATATCAATCTAGCTTGCAAGCTCCTGAGTTTATGTCTGAAGAAGAGGTTGAGTATTTTAACGCACTCCAAAGCGAATTTGGACAAAGGTATCAATCGTTAGAGTCGAGAGTTCACAACTATGAAATATCTATGGCAGAGCAACAGCTTGATGCTGAAATTGATGCTGCTATAAATCAATATCCAGATGTGCCACGTCGCGCCATCTTAGAATCGGTTGCTTCAGGTAACGTAAACATTATGGACGTTGCCGAGCGTTATCAGTCTTTTGTTAATCAAATGCGAGAGCAAGCTATTGCAGATTACTTGAGTGAAAACCCGCAGACAAAAGTTGCAGCGCCACGGCCAAGCAAAACTGCAGGTACAAGTTCTTCAAGCAGCCAAGTTGTTGCAGATGAAAAACCAAAGAACCTGGCTGATGCTCACAAAGCACTTAGTAAGTTTCTAAAAACAAACAACATTTTTTAATAAGGAGTCCCTAAAATGGGCGCAACATTAGCTACCTTTCAGAACATCCTGAAAGAGTTTTATATTGGTCCAGTAATTGAAGAGCTTAACAATGAGATCTTCGTTCTGGAAATGTTTGAAAAGGCCGTTGTCGATTGGCAAGGCCGTGTCGCAATTATCCCAGTACACGTAAGCCGTAACACCGGCGTTGGTTTCCGCCAAGAAGGCGGAGGCGCTAACACGCTTCCAGATGCTGGTAGCCAAGGGTTTAATCGTCTTCAGATTAATGCTCAGTACCAGTATGGCCGTTTTGAAATTACCGGCCCTGCTATTTCTGCAGCCAAGTCTGGCGGCAAAGGCGCGTTTATTGGATACGTCGATGCTGAAATGAAGAAGCTCGTTACCGATGTTAAGATTAGCGCTAACACTGTAAGTGTTTGTGGTAACGCTGTGCGTGGGTACGTGTCTGAAAAAGCAGTCTTTGCGGCAGGGGGCGCAGCTAACCCATCAAACGCAGGTCTTATTGGCACTTGGGGAACGGCTACTGTTGACTACACGGGCGATTACACTGCCTGGGCTGGCGCTCAAGACGGCATTGCCAACATTGCAACTTGGGTTCCTGTTCGTTTAATTCGAACAGATACGCATGAGCAAATCGTTCTAGAAGACAACCCAGCCAACCAAGGCATCTTTGTTGTTTCTTCTGACGCTACTGCGGGAACAATTACTTTGCGATTTGGTGAAGGTGTTGGAGGCAAAGACCTAGACCTAACGGTTACCGCTCCTGGTTACGGTGTTGCCGTTGCTCTTAGCTTTGTAAACGGAGTAGATTCTGCTGCTGGTGCAGCAGTAGGGTTACAGCTTCAAACTCCAAACACAACCATTGCACAGTCAATGATGGCGCTTGAGCCAGTAGGGATGTATGGAAATGTTTCCGACACATCTTTCTTTGGCATTAACCGTGACCCTGCACAGCCTAGCCCAGAGCCAGCTTTGCGAGGACATGCTTTTAATGCTTCGACCGCAGCCGCACCTCTTGCTGGTTTGACAGCCTTGTCTCTTACTCGCATGCAACAGTGCCTAGACGCACCGCTTGTAGACGGGCTAGGAGTTGCTGCTAGCGCTACTGGTACGCACGCCTACCAAACTGGCACATTGCCAGATGGTGGTGGCAAGGAAGCAGACATCATTATGATGAACTCGCTTACTCGTCAGCAGTACACAGCGCTCCTGCAAGGAACACTTGGCGGAACTGCTGCTGTAGGTAGCAACCTTTACGTTAGTGCTGACTCTGCAAAGAATGGAGACGGTGGTTTCTTAAGCTTGGGTTACGCAGGCGTTCCCATTAAGACAAGCCGTGCAATCCATCGTGGTATTCTTGCGTTCCTGCGCAAGGACACATGGAACATTACAGAGCTTGAGTCGGCAGGTTTCGCGGACATGGACGGAAACGTTCTTAGCCGTGTGCCAAACGTTGATGCCTACCGAGGCTTCTACCGATGGTACTGGAACCTTGTGTGCAAGCAACCTAACTGCAATGTGATCCTTTTTGGTGTAGCATTGAACTAGAGTGAGGGGAGGGGGTTTCGGCCCCCTCCTTATTTTATGCTAGAAGTATTTCAAATCATTACGCTTGTGCTAGTCGATGTAGTGCTTTTGCAAAAAATTGCAGAGCACATCCGGCTGCGACATGATAGAAAAAAACAAGAGGCTGATACCCTGGCGTATCAACACCCACCGTCCGTTCTTTTTGGTAAGGAGATATAGTCATGGCATTTGGAACATTAGGCCCTGCTTTCGAAGCAGCAAAAGACACAGTTACAGCACCAAGCTTTATGGACTATCTAGCTGCTGGCTTACAAGGAGCAGGCCAAGCGCAAAAAACACAACAGCCGTCTTACCAGTCAATGGTTCCACCGCAATCGATGACAATGCAGCCTCAAATGCAACAAGCTGGAAGGCGCAATGTTATGCCAACTGTAGCTGCAGATAACCTTTTGGCTGCGGCTGCGGCTAGGCAATTAGCTGCAGCGCCTAAAGAAGGAGAAGGCGAAGCAGGGGGTGGCCTAATGGGAGGGTTGTTAGGTGGCCTTGGAAGCGTTGCTGGCCTTGCATTAGGTGGAGGCCCTACTGGCGCTGCTCTTGGTGGCAAGCTTGGAAGCGCTTTAGGGGACATGGTGGGGTAATAAATGAGTGATGACAAAAAGTTTCCATCTGATATGCGCAGCCGCATTGGCGATGGAGACACTTCAAAGAAAGACAGCAAAAGAGGCTGGGACTTATCGCTGTTGTTTTTATCAGGAAACCAGTGGCTGTCTTACGATGTAAATCTAGGGCGGTACGAGCTTGTTCGGCCACGCACAGGGGCAAACACGCACGCTACTGTTAACCTTTTGCTAAACATGTACCGAAACATTTTGTCACGCTTGAGCGTGAATTACCCTGCTGTCGCAGTAATGCCAGCTACACCGTCAGTAGATGACGTTACAAAAGCAAAAGCTACTGAGCTTTTCCTGGAATACCATTGGAACGCTGACGACGTAAAAACAACCCTGTCGTTGGCGTTTTCTTATTTGCTATCTATGGGCACATGCGCGTTGCACACGTATTACGATCCTAGCAAAGATCGAATCACAACAAGCGCACACAATGCCTATGACATCTTTTTTGAAAAAGACGTTACCTCGCCAGATGAGTCTGAGTGGATAGCACTTCGCACATACCACACTAAAGAAGCGCTAAAGAAAGCATACCCTGATAGAGCAAAGGAGATCGAAGAAGCCCCTGCCTCTGTTAAAAAGGACAGCCCATCAGAACCAAAGGTTCCTGCAAACAGAGTCGAGTTGTTTGAGATATATTGGCGCGATGGTCGCCACGCTATCATAATGGGCAACACGTACCTGTTTAAAGAAGAGGACGCACTTACAGACCCGTTCCCCATTCAGATTATCCGGTACACAGTTATACCTACAAAGCTGTGGGGCATTGGCTTGATTGAGCCGCTTGTTGACCTTCAGTGGTTTTACAACAAAGCAAGAAGCCAGGTCATTCAAAACGCAGAGCTTATGGCAAACCCCAAGGTCTTAATACCTAAGACAGCAGGCGTTCCTACAAACTCGTTTACTGACCGCCCAGGCGAAAAAATATACTACAACGCTACTGGTGGAAAACCAGAAATGATGGTGCCGTCTCCATTGCCTGGGTACATCATGGACAACATGAGCCGCATCCAGGCTGAGATGTCAGACGTTGCAGGCATTCACTCTGTAAGTCTTGGAAGGCGAGCCGTAAACGTAAGCTCCGGCGCAGCCCTTGATGTGCTTGCAAAGAAAGACTTGAGCCAGCTAGAGATTACGCAGACATTCATTGAGCATGCTGTTCGCAACGTAGCCAAAACAGTTGTCCTGTATGCAAAGGCTTACTACACAGAAGGTAAGTACATACGGATGATGGACGAGTATGGCGGCGTAATCCATAGAGAGATACAAAGCGAAGACCTTACGTCAGACCCAGAAGTGTTTATTCAAGCAGGGTCGCTGTTTAGAAAAGAAGCTCAAGACAGAGACGCTAAGGTTATGGAAATGTTTAACCTTGGCTTAATAGACAAAGACACAGCTCTGTATGAGCTTTCGTTCCGTGCAAGCAACGCACAGGTAAGCGAAAAGGTTAGGAGCCTTGCTCACGCTCAAACAATTCTTGAGGGAGTAAAGCGCGGCGACGGTCTTGAGGTATACTCAACAGATGACCTAACTTCGCTTGAAAAAGTCTTTAAGAATTTTATGCAAGGTGAAGAGTTCTACGCATTGCCGGAAGAAAGACAGAACTACATTAGTGATGTTTACGTTTCGATTGTTTCTTTTGGCAAAGGCCAGCAAGTTTACGATGCAATGATGCAGCAAAGAAAGGTTTTCCCAAGGGAGATTTTGCCAGGAACAAACCCACAGCAAGCTGCACGTCAAGCATCTTTGCCTGAGTCAGGCGCAGCAGAGCAACAAGTGGCAGGAGAAGCAGCGCGTAACGCATCAGAAGCCAACGCAGTTGAAGACTCCGTAAGCAGAATGGCAGCAGGAACTGAGGCCACCATTAGTCCGTTTGGAGGGCAACTGTAATGCTGGTTTCAGAAATTAAAGGATTGTTTAGGGCGTATTGCGATGAACCTGACGAAACTTTTTTGTCTGACGCAAACGTGCAGTCGTATCTTAAACAAGGGTATGCAGAGTTTAGGCGCAAAGTTACTGCCCTAGACCCTTACACCTACGCTATTGAAGTAGACATTGCAGTAACAGGGGACAAGTACGATCTAGCAGACGCCACAAACCCGGTCACAATTTTAGGCGCAAGCGTTCCTGCTACACAAAGAAGAATGGTTGACCTTGTTAACATTAGAACTAA